GTGGCCCCGCAACCTCCCCCCGCGCCAGGCCCACGTGAACAGCGTCTTGCCGCCTACCTTCAGGGTCTGGCGCAAGCGGCAGGACACCGAGACCGGCATCAGCCCTTAACCAGCTACTGCCTCGGCCTCCTTCTGCCCGGAGAACGCAAAAGCGTGGAACCCATGGCCGCCCGTCTCGACCCCAACAATGTCCGGCGCGCTCATCAATCCCTGCATCACGTCGTCGCCGTAGCGCCCTGGAATGACCAACTCCTCCTCCAAGCCGTTCGTCAGTACGTCCTTCCCCTGATGACCTCGCGAGCGCCGATCTCGGCCTGGGTCGTCGACGATACCGGCTTCCCGAAGAAAGGCAAGCACTCCGTCGGCGTTGCCCGGCAATACTGCGGCCAAGTCGGCAAACAGGACAACTGCCAAGTCGCCGTTAGCCTCTCCATCAGCACGGCCTCCGCCAGCCTCCCCATCGCCTACGAACTCTATATGCCGGAAACCTGGAGCGAAGACCCCGAGCGGCGCCGCACAGCCGGTGTGCCAGAAGAGGTGGTGTTCCGTACCAAACCTCTCATCGCCGCCGAACAGATCCGGCAAGCCGTCGCCGATGGAGTTCCGCGTGCACCCGTGGTCGCTGACGCCGCTTACGGCAACGACACCAAGTTCCGCCAAGCCTTGCTGGATATGGGACTGGAATACGTAGTGGGCATTCAGCCGACGCTATCCGTGTGGCCTCCGGGCAAGGAACCACTTCCACCCAAGCCCCGCAAATCCATGGGCCGCCCGCCCAAGCTGCGCCAGCGCGCGCCGAACCACCAACCCGTTCTGGCCAAGGATCTCACGGCTGGACTCGCCCCCAAGGACTGGCAGACTGTTCCGTGGCGCGATGGCGCAAAGAAGAAGTTGCAGTCCCGCTTTGCGGCAGTACGTGTCCGGCCGGCGAATCGAGATTACGAGCGGAGTGAACCGTTGCCCGAACAATGGCTGCTTATCGAATGGCCTGAGGACGAAGCGCAACCAACGAAGTACTGGCTGGGAAGCCTTGCGGCGGATACCAGCTTGACGGCATTGGTGGCGACGGCCAAGCAACGATGGATCATTGAGCGGGATTACGAAGAGCTGAAGCAGGAGTTGGGATTAGGGCACTATGAGGGGCGAGGTTGGCGCGGGTTCCATCATCACGCCACACTCTGCATTGCCGCATACGGCTTTCTGATCGCGGAACGAAGCCGTTTTTCCCCCTCGGCCCGTGCTGGACAGCTCCAACTTGCCCTACCCGAAGTTCCACCCGACTGGAAGCCACGCGGGGCGAGCGCAACGTCATAACCCGCATTCGATTGCCACCCTGCGAATCCTGGTCGCCCGAGTGCTGGCCGGTCGGCTTCCGTGTTGCCCGTTATGTTGTGCCCTTCGTCTATGACACAGTAGTATTCGGGGACCGGAAGGTGAGCGAGGTGGCTGAACTGACGCCATCGGCATGGGCCAGACGGAAAATAGCCTAGACCGAAACGGGGATTCGCGCAAGGCTGGGGTTGGCCGTGCGCATACTGTTCACCGATTGGGTGGATCCTTTGCAGTCCGCACGGGAAGCGAGTCCGCACGGTCTCCCTTCGTTTTACCCCAAAGTTGGCGGGCTCGCCATGGTCTCCCTCACCATGGCCCTTGCGCGGATCAGGCCGGCCGGATCGCGCAGTGTGCATAGTTCGGGGACCTGCTTCCCTGCAAGCAACTCCAGAATCGCTCAGGCACCGGCCCATTTTCATCCTTCGCTTGTGCCTCCGCCCAAGCCCGGCATAACGATTGACACGATGTAGAGAAATCTTTCTTATGTCTTTTCAATCACTTCCAGAGCGTCCAGCGAATGTTGGCCCGGACAACAAAGCTAAAGTGAAAGTGTAAGAGAAACCCGAGCGCATAAGCCGACTCGAAGAACGACAGCACGAGCGATGAAGAAAGAAAACCATGCGGTAACTCCCATCACTGAACGCTTTACTCTCCGTCTAATCGAAATGGCGCTCCGCAAACTACACACACAATTGACCAACGGTGACGACTTTAAAGCAAGCCCAAGTGATCTGATCAGACTGATCGAAGCCCATCAAACGATGCAGCAAGCGAAGCAACCAAACGAGGTTCTGGTTAGATGGATAGACAAACCCCAAAACGCACCAACCGATTAACCATAAGCCGAAGCATCCGATACAGCGCTCTACCTTCACAAAGAGCCTTCCACGACTGCAATGCCCGCTTCAAGGGATTTTCCGGACCTGTTGGCTCCGGAAAAAGTCAAGCATTATGCCACGAGGCTATTCGATTGAGTTATCTCAATCCAGGCCGACAGGGCTTGATGGCCGCACCCACTTTTCCAATGCTCCGCGATGCAACTCAACGCAGTCTGTTCGAACTATTGGAGCGAAATCATATCCCAATATCCTTCAACAAAACAGAAAACTGCCTGAGAATGCGAGACACGGGATCCACCATCCTATTTCGAAGTCTTGAGGATTTTGAAAGGCTCCGCGGCACGAACCTTGCATGGTTCGGGGTTGATGAACTAACATATTGTCACGAAGAAGCGTGGCTTCGTCTTGAGGGAAGACTGCGAGATCCCCAAGCGAAACGATTATCTGGCTTTGCAGTGTGGACTCCGAAGGGCTTCGACTGGGTGTACCACCGTTTCATCGCGAGCACCACAGGGGGCTACGCCGTTATCCTCGCACACCCGGGGGAAAATCACCACCTCCTGGATGTCGTTCCCGACTTTTATGACCGCCTAAAGCTTAGCTACGATAATCGTTTCTACCAACAGGAAGTCCTAGGGGCATACCTAAACATAAGCGCCGGACAAGCGTACTATGGTTTCGAGCGAAGCCAAAACGTCAGGATTTGCAACTACGATCCGAACAAACCACTTTACTGGGCCATGGACTTCAATGTCGATCCAATGTCTTCAGTAGTGGTACAACTCACCGGAGACACGGTCAACGTCATTGATGAAATTACACTGTCGAGGGCTACAACCTGGGAAGCGTGCGATGAACTCCTCCGAAGATTTCCGTCTTGCCATGGTTTGACGGTCTTCGGCGATGCCTCAGGAAACGCAATGAAAACAACTGGACCCAGAGACGCAGACGCCATCAGTACCTTTTTCCGAACTCGAAACATTCATCGGTGCCAGGTCGAACTGCCTCCGCAGAATCCCGCTGTGAGGGAAAGACTCATGTTGATGAACAGCACCCTGCGAGACGCTGCCGGAAACCGAAGGCTTTACATAGACCCGCGCTGCACAGAGCTTATCAGGGACCTTGAACAAGTCACCCTTTTGCCCGGCACCATGATTATCGACAAAGGGCACGACCCCAAACGCACGCACTTATCGGACGCTTTGGGGTATCTAGTCTGGCAAGTAGTAAGTAACGACAAGCGGCAGCCAGTTGGTTATAAGTCCAGTCGCCTGCCCGGCTTCTAACACGCTCCACGTTAGACCATCACACGACAATGCCGCCACTCTAGGTTCGCCGGGCCGCACCGCACTCGTCTCATATCACAATACAAGGAAAACAAATGGATACCCGTATTGATCAAGAACATCCAGAATATCGTGGCAAGCACGAGGTGTGGAAACGTTACCAAGACCTCTACGTAGGGGGAGAAGCATTCAAGCTCAATGCTGCGCAATATCTCATTCCCCGGCAAAAAGAGCCGGCCGACATCTACGGAGAAAGGCTAAGCAGAGTCTTTTATGAAAACTACATCGGATCCATCATCGACTGGTATGCAGCCACACTCTTCCGGCGAGAGCCGGTAATAAACATCGACGGTCCCAATGATACAGGACGCGGCTTCTTCAGCATGTTCATCGAGGATTGCGATCGCAAAGGAACAAACCTGAGCGACTATTTCCGAAGACAGCTTACTGACGCACTAGTATATGGAGCGGGCTATACTCTAGTGGATTTTCCCCGTACCAGTCAGCCTGCATCAAGCCGCGCAGAGGAAGACTTCATGGGCGCCAGTAGGGCATATTTGGTTCATTATACTCCCAACGATCTGGTGAATTGGTGCCGCAGTGAGGCCGGTGAGTTCGAGTGGGTTGTTCTTCGAACAAAGCAGACATATCGTCGGAACTTAGAAGACGCCCACAATATGACCGAAACACGATGGCTTTACTACGACCGTCAACACTTCAGGGTCTACCGCCGAACGCAGCAACAAGGATCCGTCAATCAGACGAACAGCATTGAACTGATCGATGAGGGCGTCCACGGTCTTGCGAAGTTAAATCGAGTACCGCTCTTTGAAACCACCGTAAGCCAAGGAATGTGGCTAATGAACAAGGCCGCATTACTACAGTTGGAGCACTTTAACAAGTCGAACGCGCTTGGTTGGGCCTTAACCATGGGCCTATTCGCGATGCCGGTCGTCTATAGCGACAAGAAATTCGATCAAATGGTCGGTGAAAGCTATTTTCTACAACTCGGACCTGGAGACCGTTTTGGATGGACCGAGCCGGAGGGAAAAGTCTTTGACATTGCGACCCAAAACCTCAATCGGCTAAAAGATGAGATTTATCGGGTCTGCTATTTGATTGGACAAGCAGGCCCGGTGGTTGGGGATCATCGCCCCCTTTCTGGTTTGGCCAAGCAAAGAGATTTTGCAATTACACAGGAAGTGCTACGTAGCTTGGGCGATTCAGTAAAAGATGTATTGAAAAAGATATTAAAGGCCATTGAATGTGTCCGCGAGGACAATCTGCAGGTAAACGTATCAGGCTTGGATGAATTTGATATTGGCGACTTTGCTGGCGAAATTGACGACGCCTCCAAGCTGATCGCAATGAATATCGATTCACGTACTCTAGTCAAGCAGATCTACAAGAAATTGGCGTTCAAGTATCTCTGCGATGAACGGCAAGAGATAAAGGACACAATCGCGCGTGAAATTGATGATTGGTTTCTGCGCGGAATCAAGTAAGGAGGATGACGGATGGATGAAAGCAAACATGACCAAGCGCCGATTGGGCGGACGGGCGATATTAGGCACCTAATCCAAGAGGCAGTTCGAGAGTTCGTCAGTCTGGAACAGGCGAAAAGCGAACCGGCATACAAGATCGAACTCGAAGAGGAACGCCGACGGCGCGAGGCCCTTGAACGCAAGATGAACGAACTGGTGGAGGAAAATCGCCGCAGCCGAATCATTGCCGAGGAGGCTGAGCGCAGCACAGCGGTTCGTGCGGAACTGCAACGCCTCGGGGTGCAAAAACTGGACCTCGCCTTCCGGGCGGTGAAAGACGATATTCAGCGTACTGAAGACGGACGTTTGGTTGCTAAGACAACGAACGGCGAGTTCTCCGTCAAGGAATATCTTTCGAATTTTGTAAACGAGAATCCCGAGCTACTGCCGGCCCGTATCACAGGTGGATCGGGAGCGACTGCGGGCGCCAAATCACCTGTCGCTTCACCGGCCGGGGGATTCGATATCGACAAGATTCGTCCCGGCATGCCAAAGGAAGATCTGGAGAGGGCCCGGCAGGAGATCTCACGAATCGCGCAACAGATCAACGGTTCCCGTTAACCAAGCGGTCGCGTTGGCGAGCGTACGGTCACATTGTGCAGATCTAGAGACCGAACCTCTAATAGCCAAAGATGATTGCTGGATTGGTCCAGCCAACACACTACACAAACTGCCCCGCTCCTAGTCGGCTGGGGCCTTATCAATTAAGGAGACATGAAATGCCTGCTATTACTTCGTCAAATGTTGCAAATGCGCTGGTCAAACTGGTGGCGGCGGATGCGCTGCCGGCCCTCATGGGCAACCTAGTTATGGGAAACTTGGTGAACCGAAACTTCGAGCCGTCTTTGGCTCAAGCCGGTGACACCATCAATGTGCCGATTCCCCCAACTCTCGTTGCCAACAATATCGCTCAGGGGGGGACCGTCACTACTCAGAATCCCAGCTTGGGTAACGCTCAGATTGTCCTGAACACACATGCCGAAGCCACGTTCCAGATTCCGGACGTAACAAAGGTCCTCGCAGTGCCCGACCTTCTGCGGCTTTACATGGAACCGGCCGTTGTAGCACTTGCCGAAAAGATCGAATCCGATCTGCTTTCGCTATACTCGCAATTCACCGCTAATACTGCGTTGGGCTTTGCGGGCTCCCCGATTACCGAGTCGTTGGTAGATGAGGCGGAAACCGCCCTCTTTAACGCGAAAGTTCCGTCTGCTGCGCAGAAGTATCTGGTTGTCGACGGTAGTACCTATTCCCAACTGCGCCAGATTCCCCGGTTTTCAGAATACAACACGGCCGGGGAGGCCGGCGTCCGAGCGATGATCGATGGATCCGTTGGAAAATTGAAGGATTTCTTCGTGTTTCGGTCGCAGTTCGTCTCAAAAACTGGTTCGTCCCCGGCGACAACGCAGAACATCGCTTTCGCGAAGGACGCGATCGGGTTGTGCGTCCGTCGTCTGCCGCAGCCTCTGCCGGGTACGGGCGCGATCGCTGAATACTCCGAGTTGGGCAACTTCGGAATGCGAGTAATGATGAGTTACCAGCCGAACACGCTGGCACAGCAGTTTACCGTCGATTGCCTATACGGCGTGGCCGTCCTTCGAAATAACTTCGGCGTTCAAGTCCGGAGCTAAGCAGCCAAGCCGGGCGGCTTCAGCCGTCCGGCTTTTACCTTACACAGCGAGGGAAACATGGACTTACGTCAGTACTACCTAGCAATACAACAAGTTGAGAACACTATTCAGGACAATGCCGTTGTGGTAGTCAGTACGGCAACGAATGATGGGGGTCGTGCAGGAACTCTCTCGGAAGTAACTCGCCACGCCGCGGCCCGGATGGTCGTAGAAGGCAAAGCCGTGCTCGCGACTGAGGTTCAGAAAACACACTTTGCACTATGGCGCAAAGGCCCTCCTAATCGCAATCAACCGCATACAACCGTTTCAGAAGCATCAACACCCAGCACGCCTAGATCCGCGGTGACCCGACCCCGCAAACGTTGAAGGACCAAAGTATGGCACTCTTTGTAGATAGTATTCCATCAGAACCAAGCGATCTTCTGTCGTACGAAAGCTCCCTCTTCGACACCGCCGCTACAGAGCGGATCGACCTAACGACGAAGGGAACTGTCGCAGCTACCGAGATCGAACTCGAACTGCGGCGCTTTCTGCTGCGAGTACCCGGTGGAAACAACATCGGGATCGAACAGGTAGTCACCACCGAAGCCCTGCGACGGTGGCACATCCTTCGCACGATAGCACTGACGTATCTGGATTGCTATCATCAGCAACTCAACGAACGATATAAGCACAAACTAGAGCAATATCTTCTTTTAAGCGACTCCGCGGCCATTCTGTTATTCGACATCGGGGTTGGCGTTGTCTATTCTCCGATACGACGCCCAACTACACCAAGTCTCAGTAACACCGCAGGAAATCAAATGGCAGGAACTTGGTTTGCAAAAGTCTCCTGGGTCACAAATGACGGAACAGAGAGCGAGGTGGGCCCAATGAGTTCACTGACGACTCCGCCAGGATGTTCTGTGACTGTGACACCACCACCAGCACCTGTCAATGTGAAGTCGTGGAACGTCTATCTTGGTACTCATCAGGAAATACTTTTGAAACAAAACACTACACCGATTCCATTAGAAGCCGTCTGGACCCTTCCCCAAACAGGCATCACATCCGGCAACGTACCGCCAAAGGGACAGCCCCCGGACACCTATCTTCGTCGGTCGAATGCAGTCTTAAGAGGTTAAACTAATGGCACAAATCGCAACGATTGCCATCAAGACTCTTGAAGCTTTGCTCCGCGCACCGACGGGACTGGCTAAAGGACTTGCGGCCGTTAGGGAGCGTACCGGGGCGAGTCTAGCGCCGCTGCAGGATAACCAACTTGTTGGACTACAAGTCGCTCCAGAAATTGCTGAAAAGTCGGGATGCTTACAGTATCCCACGTTCTTAATATACTGTGAGAGACTGAATAACACTCTCCGAGAGAAGTTTAGGCGGTTCTCCGGGACTGCGACCATTACGATTGAAGTGCGAGTGACAACTGACCGCATCGAGACATTATCCGGCGCACTCCAACATTATGTAGATGGGCTGACCGAGACGCTCGACTCACTTCGGGGCGACTGGGGGGAGGGACAGTTCTACGCGGGTGGATATCAGATAGTCTTTGGCCCGGCCAAAACAGGCGGTAAAAACTACCTACAAGTTGCGAAAGCCACTTTCGACTTACAGATCAGCAAGTAAAGGAATCTACATGGCATGCTACGTTTCATCAAATAATAATCGCTTCTATACAGCACTAGAGACGGGATTCGGCACCACCGCCACGGTAACCGAACAACATCGAATTCCCGCAATTCGACTGGCGATCAGGAATGAACAACAGAGTAGTCGGCGACGCGACAAGACCGGAAGCCGCTCTCGCATGGTCGTGCCCACGGGGGGGCGGAACCAAACGGAATTTCGCCTGGAGACATACCTGACCAACTGGGCCAACACATCGGCGGAACCTCCTTGTGGACCGTTGTTTCGAGCCGCTCTTGGAGCGCCGCCCCTGTATGATAGCAACAAGGTGATCGCCTCAATTAACGGTAGAAGCCTGACGATGGGTACCCCCCACGGAATGCAGGTTGGCCAAGCGTTGAGTCTGGGCAGCGAACTTCGCTTCGTTCAGCAAATTGTAAACACGACCACCGTGCAAGTGAATGCACCGTTTAGCATCACACCCAGTCCGGGTGCACTGCTTAATCCAACGATTACTTATAGTCCATCAACTCAATTGCCGTCCGTGTCCCTTTTTGACTACTGGAGTCCGGCGACTGCAGTGCAGCGATTGTTATCTGGTGCGGCGGTAAATCTTTTGAAGATAAAGATAAATGGGGACTTTCATGAATTGGAGTTCCATGGCGAGGCAAGGTACCTTATCGATAGTGCGTCCTTTATTACGGGAGTAGGAGCTCTAGAGCAGTTCCCGGCCGAGCCCAACGTAGGGGAGATTGACTATCAGATCGTTCCCGGACACCTTGGCCAAGTCTGGATGGGCTCAGCATCTTCCCGCTTCTACACACTAACTGATGCCGAGGTGTCCTTAAAGAACAACATCGATATGCGCCGTAGAGAATTCGGCTTTGATGGTCCACGTTGCTTGGCAGCCGGCGAGCGGGAGGTCGGTATTCGCTTTCGACTTTTAGAGCAGGACGATGATGCCACAAAGGGTTTGTATGCGGCGGCGCGCAACCGGGAACCGATTTCCGTGATGTTGCAACTTGGCGAGTTGCCGGGACAACTGTGCGCACTTTATTTGCCAAACGTCGTTCCGGAGGTGCCGGAGTTCGACGACCGCAACCCGCGAGTCGAGTGGGCCTTCGGTCTCAGTCAAGCGAGCGGCACTGCGGACGAAGAGATACGCATTGCATTCGCATAGGAACGTCTTATGAAGTATCACAGCACCCTTCTAAAGGACTCACGAGTTTATCCTGGCGTTCGGTATCGAATAAGGCGCCCCTCATTAAAAGGAAGACTTGAATTACTTCGGCTTGTGCGAAGCGAAGGAAATAGTCTTCCTTTCCACAACGCCAGCGAAGAGTTAGCGGATCAGCTTCGCTCGAAGGAAATCCTCACGGCGATAGATGCAATCTACATTCGGTGGGCACTGATTGGAATTGAAGACCTAGTGATCGACGACCAACCGGCCGACTGCGAACTGCTCATTGACAAAGGACCAGAATCTCTTTGCCGGGAAATTGCAGAAAGCATTCGAGAAGAGTGCTTCTTGAGCGGGGAAGAACGAAAAAACTAACTGTCGCCTTTCACTTTCAATATGCGAATCAAGCCACATGGAAGTGCGACACCTGCCGGAAGCAAGGCTTGCAACAAAAAAGGAGATGCGGGTTTCTGCCGCACGACCCAGACAATCCTCGCATCATTTGGGCAAGAAAGAATGTATCCGTAACGAACTGCCCTGTTAGCTACATAACGAGCGACAGCATTAGTTGGCTGGAAGAACATCATGCATGGCGGTTTGGAGGAAAACCTGATGTCATGACTCTTCACGCCAAGTCGGCTGAGGCATTCACCATACTTGAACACGAACTACTTAAGGAGAAAGTCGATAATGAATAGTCGCGACTGGGAAGACTTTCGACGTACAGTCCTTGGCGATAAAGATGTCTCCGTGCAAACCGGCATAACTGTAAACGCGCTGCTAGGATTGGGTGGTGCAAGTATCACTCAAGGGCTTGAGCAACTGCTTGGCGATCCCATGACCGTATTAAGTAAACCGCTGTCAACTCTCGATTCGACAAGAACACTGCCGATCCTCACCGAAACGATTAATGCCCTAACTGGCACACGTGTCTCGAATGGACAGTGGCACAACTCCCTGCTCCCGAACGCATTCGGTTTGGCTCCTCTAGTGAGAGGACTGTTGAGTCTTGTCCGTCGGGACGACCCGAGCGAAATACCGGAGCCAATTCGCTTTAGCCGTCCTGCACCGCTGCTTACGGAAGCTGCCATGTCTTCTGGCAACCGTTTCGTGAACATTGACCGCGGTATAGGCGACAGAATACGGCCTTTGCGAGGACCTGATGGCTCTGCATCGTTTGATAACGTCGGTTCCGCCGGGAGCCCAGCAATGTCTACTGCTGTGAACAATATCACCGTACAGGTAAACGCAATCGACAGTCGCAGTTTTCTTGATCACAGCGATGACATAGCAAGGGCAGTGCGAGATGCAATGCTCCATTCACACGCTCTCAACGATGTGGTAAATGACTTATGAACTCTTTTCCAAGGCTCAAGAGTGGCGCAATCATGCAGTGGCCGGCAGTACGTGGAATGAATTTCTCTACCGAAGTTCTTGTGTTTGCCGATGGTTCCGAGCAGCGGTTTAGAAATTTTTCGCATTTCATCCGTCGATGGATCGTCCAATTAGACGAACTGGATGAGGAGGATCTTACTATTATGGAAGGATTCTACGCACAACAACAGGGGCGGGTTGGAACTTTTTCATTTGTAGACCCTTGGGATGGAACAGTACACGCCGAATGCCAGTTCGATGATTCGGACATGGTGGCTGAATATCGTTCTATTCTCGGGGGGAGTGCGAGGTTGATCATCCGTGAGGTGACGTGACATGTTGATATCGTTCTTTCCCCAATTGTCAACTGGCGCAATGAGTCAGTTTCCACTGCATCGACGCCAAGTGTTCCGAACTGTTATAAACAATCTCGCCGACGGGCGCGAGATGAGAAGGTTAGACCCTTTTGGATCGACTCTTACCCTTGCGTTTTATTTTGATGGCTTATCAGACAGCGAGATGCAGAAGATTGAAGCGTTCTTTGAAGAAAAGGAGGGCAGACGCCTCACTTTTAGCCTATTGGATCCCGGCTTGAATTTGCTGCGGTGGAGCGAAGACTTTAGTCGCAATTCATGGATCGCCGGTCCGCATTTGGCTATGTCGCCCGCGCAGAATGACCCTTGGGGCACTCAGCGTGCGACTAAACTTGTAAACTCCTCTTCCGGAATACAGGGGATAGTCCAGGTCTTGACAGTGCCTGGACATTTCACTTATTCGATGAGTGTTTGGCTGAAGAGCGACACCCCTAGCAGCGTGGTACTTTGCGCAACATCTGGCGGGTTCACACAGAACCTTGTTGTCGCACCACAGCGTACATGGCAGAGATACCACCTTCCTGTAAAGATGCCTAGCGAGTCGACTTCCGTTGGATTTGCATTGGAACTTCCCGCTGGGACTGCGGTGTGCGCTACTGGGGCCCAAGTGGATGCTCAGCCGGCACCAAGCGCTTACCGGCGGAGCACTAGTCGTCATGGAGTGCATTCGAACGTTCGCTTTGCGATGGATTCGCTCACTCGCAGGACAAATGGTCCAAATGACCATTGCACCACGGTGCTGTTAACTACTCAGTTGCCTTAACTACCAGACGCCCGGAGCCTTTGATATGCCAACGATATATGAAATGAAAGAGCAGGAAGTTCTCGAAACACCGGTACTCTTGTTTGAGTGCGAATTTCGAAACGGACACCGAGAGTTCTGGGCGACCCATCAGGTGACAGTGGAGGGTGTTCTATTCGAAGCAAGGCTGTTGGACCACACCGGCTTCGACATTCGAGCATATTCCGAGGAAGGAGTTGACGCCTCTGCAAAGGTCAGTGTGGTACTTGCTAATGCGGATTCGCGCTATTCGCAATTGGAAAGATCGGTCGGCTTTAGAGGTTCGCGCCTGCATGTGCGGTTCGTGTTCTTTGATTTGGCATTGAACAGTCCCGCCTCGGAGCTCCTTACCATCTTTCGGGGTTCAGGTAATGCACCGGACCAGATTCATGAATCCACGCTTCGAGTCACTTTCAACAACCGCCTCAGTTTCCAGAGGCTTCTCCTGCCGGATGTGCGAATTCAGAAGAGATGCCCTTGGGTCTTCCCCAGTTCGGCCACACAACGCGTCGAGGCGACGACGGGTAATGAAAAAGGAATGTATTCTGCACTATTTCGCTGCGGCTACTCTCCAGACGTCGAAGGGGGTGTGGGAAATCTTAACGGCACGGTACCGTTCGACAGTTGTGATTATACGAGGAAGGCGTGCGAAGAGAGAGGTATGTTTCAAAAAGACTCGCTTCTTCGCATTACAAGACGGTTTGGAGGTATTGAATTTGTTCCATCCACTACTAGCGTTAGGGGACATGGCGACAAAGTATTTTCTCCGTCCGCTATTCAGTCAAATGAGGCTAAGTATAATGACTTTGTTCCTCTCGTCTACGGGACATGTTGGATTCAACCGCCCATTACGCTGGCCCGCAACGATGGCAACCTGACGCGGATGGAGGCCCTGTTGGCATTCGGCGAAGTCGAGGGTGTCATCACGGTAGTCGTGAATGATGTTGAAATCCCTTTGGCTGTGACAGGAACAGACATGACCGCGACAGGGTGGTACCACTGGGTAGGCCAAGGTAACCGAACGGGCGATTTCAACTTAAACTTTGTGGATTCTGCAGGAAATCCGCTTGGGGATCCTTATGGAAGTATGGCCTATCTTTCCGTGGTAGTGCCGAGCCGAATTCAGGACGGTCGGTCTCTTCCTCGCGTTCAGGTGTTGATAAAGGGATCAAAGTTGCCAATATTCAATGAGGCAGGAGAACAAGTGGCGCTTTCATACACAAACAATCCGGCCTGGATCTTGCTTGATGTCTTGCGCAGAAGCGGATGGGCTATCGACGAAATAGACCTGCCCAGTTTCCGTAGCACTGCGGATTATTGTGACAGCCAGATTAATGCCGTAGACCTTCACGGAAAATCGATAAGCATCCCACGATTTCAATGCAATCTGGCGGTTCGTCGGCGGCGAAGCGCTTCGGATGTGATTCGGGGTATTCGGAGTTGTGCGGGATTATATCTTACATTTAGCCCAACGGGTCGGCTTCGATTACTACAGGAATCTACTATAGCGACTCAGCAGCCCGACTTGCCGAAGGGATCAAACTCTACTAGTCCACGTTACGGAGGGTGGCCGGCTTATGAATTCGATGAAAGTGATGTCCTGAGGGATGCAACCGGAGCGCCACGCCTTCGTATCTACTCCCGCAATTCAGCCGATACCCCGAATCGATATAGTGTTGAGTTTCAAGACGCCTTTAACGAGTACCAGCAGGACTCGTTCTCTCTGCTGGATATGGAGGATGTCGATGTCGTCGGGCAAGAACTCAGTGCTTCGCTGCCAGCTATGGGGATACCACATATCAATCAGGCGGCGCGGGTCACGAAATTAGCTCTTTTGAAGAGTGTTCGTGGAAATGTCTATGTCGAGCTTGTCACTTCGGTCAAGGCGATAGGAATTCAGCCCGGCGATCTGGTTTCCGTTTCTTACGCGAAAGAAGGACTTGACGGTCAGTTGTTTCGAGTACTGCGCGTGACACCAGGAAAAAACTTTCGGACTGTTCAGTTAACTTTGCAGTGGCATGAGGAGAGCTGGTACGTTGAGACGGATGGCGCCGCTGCGGAATCATCAGGCCGGCAGCCGAGGTACGAGTTGGGCCTGCCGAGACCGCTGATTGGCGCCGATCGGGATGCTAGTGGTAATCCCCAGTTTGGCATTGTTGAAAACCACAGGGTGGAGGCAGATGGAACGGCGCGTACTGAACTTACTGTTAGCTTCTGCGAGCCGCGCCGACCCAAGGATTCTCGTGCTGGAATACCGCTCCTTTCGTTAAGTCCATCGACGCAAGATTTCGGCGGCACAATCGAGGGAGATCAAATTCTTTACTACGCATTAACCGGACTCGACATGGATAAACGTGAAGGACGGATTTCGTTTATCGTTCGAGCAGTGATTCCACCGGGTACTGCCACAAATATAGTGAAGTTGGCCCAGCTGAGTTTTGACTCGGGTACAAAGGCATTTAACGTCTATCGAGGACGGACCCCGCAACAGTTAGCACAAGTGGCGGAAGACCTCAGTATATCCGATTCATTTGTAGATTACGGAGTGGACTCGCGCTTGATATCGCCCCCGGACGAACACTATTCTCACGCCAACTTCTATTGGCGCATGGAGTTGCAAGGCGAGTCGGCGACGTCGCTCTTCAGCGCTAAATCGATCGGGAGCGCTTTGCTTAACATGCTCCCGAACGAGTGGCGAACCAAGACGGTCCGAATTACCGCAGGAAGAGGGTTCGGACAGGAGCGGAAGATTGATTCCCATTCTGCCACCGAGTGCATTGTAAATGATCCGTGGGTAGTGCTTCCCGACGAGACTAGTCGCTGGGTGATCGTGGAATCTAGCTGGATTCCAGCGGCCAGTACCTCATCGAGTCCTGCCACGTTTGCCGTACCCAATCGTGAAGGAACGACGATTCAGGTGACTGGTCGGACAGCCAATGCTAGCAATCGGGAGTGTTCGCCAGAACTGTCGCAGATCACTCGCTGGCGTCTTAACGGATCGAGCGGTGTACAACTGGACCGTGATGTTCCACCGACCCCATCGTTTTCTTTGAGCACAAAGGGAGACGGAACGGTGGAGATTCAATCGATCGGATTTCCTGCTTTGCCTAATACCCGCACCGCTACTGCAGGTACATTTACGCTGTATTATTGGAATGAATTGTTAAATCCACCGCGGACGATGTTAACGGTGGCCCTCGGCGACAATGATGACGTGGTTAACCTGTCGCCAGGCGGCATCGTCATGATTGGGCAGATCCTGCAGATTGAGCAAGAGCTGGTGGAGGTCGTCGCGGTTACCGTTGGCGGAAGCGCCGTCGCTGTTTCGAGAGGTGCCCACGGTTCGACTGTTTCGGCACATACCGCGGGCACACTTATCTATCCGTTGGACTCTCGCACGGAGATTCTCCCTTTCGGAAGGGACTTCTTCGGGTCTCCGGCGAGCGGCAGCTACGCATTCACGGTTCATTTGCCCGCTGTCAGGGTCGCTTGCGGCAGTCTCTACCTGACCAATTCTCGCGGCAATTCGTTGGTGTCGAAACGTTGCGCGACTGAGACATTAGACTACGGGCTGCGGACACTGCAAGGCGGCCAGATCAACATTCAATGTGCGGGGTGGCTGGCGATAGAAGATGCGGTTTCGCCACCGCTTCTCGTTGATCGTTCGTTGACGGTGAGGGACATTTCTGCCGTGCTACAGGATGCGCCGGTAGGTGGGCCGGTTACGCTCCGAATTCGACAGGACGACGATGAGATCTGCAGGCTTGTAATTGAATCTGGCTCAAAGATTTCAAATGTTATTACGGGCCAAGGATTGCCCCCGCTTCGTAGTGGCTCCTATCTTTATCTCGATGTAACTGAGCTATCTCAAGCGGCAGACAGTATGCCTGGCAGTGATCTCACTGTGACTATTCGTCTATAAGGAAACAGAACCTCTAATGGCTGAATATCTCAACAAACTCCGGCCGGACCGTGATCTGCAAGTCTATTTTGAGCGTCCGTCGGCGATTGCGGCATTCAGCAATGCCGACGCGCACGCATTCGGGGTGTCCGGTACTTGGCGGCAGCAATTCGATTGGTGCGTTGTTGAATGGAACCGCGATAACGTGTGGGAGCATCCGCGATTCCGAAATCTTCCGGATGGCGACTTGTCGGGATTGACTTTGACGTATGAAGAAGTTCGGGATAACTGTATCGCTGTTGACTCGGACCTTTTTCCGACTGTTGATTGGAATAATCTTCGCATTTGGGCGGAGGACATCCATGGACAGGAGCAGTTCTACCAAGTTCCGCTCTCGCAGCATGCCGCGCCTGTGGAGGGTGCATATCTTGCGGCACGTGCGACCTTCACATTAGCGGGTTCTGTAGTTGGAGGTGAGGTGGCGGGGCTTTGCTGGATGGGAGAACACCATTCTCACATGTGTTACGCAACAGATTCACTCGAGGACATCGCTGAAGCGATTACCTTGAGCATCAACAGCACTACGATTGGCTCTCGCAACATGATCGCTGTGCGCGATGGACGTTCCATTACGCTAATCTACGTTGGGGAGATTAACGGAGTGCGAAGTACTCTGGCGAGTAGCCTATCCGGATCAAACGGAAATCGAGTGGGCGCTTATGGCCATGCAACGCCAGGTAGCGGCTTGTTCTGGGAGATTCCCGCACAGACCCTTACGGGTGGAGTATCACCATCGAAATGGAGATTCAGTTTCGCTTTTTCTGCACTGGTGGATCGGAATGGCGCCATGGTTCCGATGAATCGGGTGCGAAAGATAAGGTGGACATATGCTGCCGCCTTTCAACAGGGCGAATTTGTAAGAAGTGATTTCCTCGTAAACATCTCTCAGTGGACAGTTACTGGAACGAAGTTGGGGTATCGGGTCGCAGGACCTGGTTCTCGGAGAATAGACTGCCGTGATGAGCGGGTCCAATACTATGGTCATCACTGGGGTCCCTTTTTGCGTGGTAACTATTCTGATGGGCTTATCCGCTGGTCTGATCAATATAGTGATGGGTTTTCGATCACCTACCGATCCGGGCAGACGCACGAACTGTTCTTGGGTTCTCGGCTGCTCGATCATGCTCCAGCAATAGCGTTTCGGGTAGATTCAGAACCGGCCAAAGTCTTTGACCTTCGAAGGTCTGGAGAAGATCGCCTTGTGCGTATACCATTAGGGCAGTACCCTTCCGGTGATCACACTGTGTTCGTCACCCACAATGGTCCTTCCGGGTGGCGATTTTGGTTTGACTTTGTGGAGATCGCTATTCCGGTCAATTCGGTGCGGGATCAGCCGGCGATGCCAAGAGTAACGGCGGCCACGGACTGGGACACTGACCATTCGATCGCGGTTCCTCCTGAAAGAACTGCCTGGATGCTATATTCACTAGGATTCCGGGGGCGTGTGAATCATTATGTGGGCGCTTTAATATTTTATGAACTGTACAAGAAAAACCATGTATATGCCTCTTGCCGTGTTAGCTTCAACGGAACTCCTCAGCCTAGTGAGTACACCGAACTTCACATTGGCACGGCGGGGGATCCAGCCTCGAGCATTACAATTCGTCATTTGAATCTGTTCGGGGACACGGCAGTAACAATTGCTAAAGCTTTTGAATTGGAGTTGAATAGGGGTTACACTGCGGTGCGTGCGGAAGCAGACGGCTCTGCCATCCGAATTGTTTCCAGAAAAAGTGGACTGGCTGGAGAGGTGACGACCGTCGCGGGCTTCCCGTCCAGCGGTGGCTTTCAAGTATTGTGCTCAAGCCCGCGTCTTGCCGGCGCGGTCGAAGGCACTTGGACGACGGACCTCAACGCTCCACATCGGATAAACCGGGCATGCCGGGATTGGTCTCGGAGCTTTTATAAGGTGTGTAAGGCTTATGGTTGGGATGTGACTGCGGCTTTTTCGACTGAACTGGAGCATGGCGATACATCTGTGGAGGCCGGGATAGCACAACGATACGCTGATGGAGCGCCTTGCCTACTTACTACCCCGGCTCTACAAACCAACTTCTCACCGGTGTCTCTGAGTTATTGGCAGAGAGTGCATAAAGAGATGGCTGACGTAATGGCGGAGGCTGATGTGGTTCCGTACATGCAGCTTGGAGAGGTGCAATGGTGGTATTTCCCGGGACCGTTCGCGATTTCGACCGGCGTTAGCCTCCCTTATTATGACTCCTACACAATGGAATCTTTTGAGGAGCGGTATGGCTTTCCAATGAGAGTGATCCCCCACCAGTACGTGAGTCCTGGTGATTATCCGGAAGAATTGGAACACCTGCCGAGGCTTATCGGAGAGTTCTGTGATGGAGTGATCCGATATGTGCGCGGATTTCATCCTAATTGCCGATATGAGGTTCTCTATCCTACGGATGTTAATGACACGGCGTGGGGCCGGCTCGTTAATTATCCAAGCGAATCCTGGACACCTGCAAAACTAAGCGTGCTGAAAACGGAAAGCTTCAGCTTTACCTTTGAGCGGAACCTAAACAAGTCTCGATATTCAATTGAGTTCCCGGAAAGCAAGGGCTTTTCGCCGAATCAGAGCGCATATCTTGTTGGACCTGGGGACTCAACCACAACGTGGCGCAAAGAGGTTGATATGGCGTTTGCGAGGGGCGTTGAATCAATTGTTCTCTTTGCTCTGGATCAGTTTTGCCTTATCGGATACCAGCTGCCTCTGTTTCGGGGAGTTCGTCGGAGCACGCGTTACGGAGCCTAA